TCAGCAAGATGGTGTCTCTTTTGTTTATCTTCACGGCAACAAGATTGCGGAAGTCACAGACGACACCATGACAATCTTTGATGGTGGTTATCAATCAAATACCACTAAATCAAGGTTAAATGCACTCTGTGATGAGTTTTGTATTGGGGGTGAAGGTGTATTCCAAAAGAATTATAAGTGGTTTGTTCGTAAGTTCTCAGGTCAACTCGGTACTGAAAAAGTATTCACTACTGAAGAGTTCACTAACGGTTACATCTTCTCATGAATTATGACATCTATCACCTACGCAATACAAAGATGGATGATAAACTACAAGCACAGTTAAGTTCAATCATTTATGCATATCGTCCTCATGATGAGATACCAACTAAAGAACAATTAGGCGAACCAATTAAACGTACCACTTGTAATCCTTTTCTCTAACTCATCACAATGTATCGTACACTATCTCAACTCAAAGACCAAGTAAATCAACTCATTGAACAACAAGGAGAGAATGCTACATGTGCATCCTTCATCTATACTAAAGAAGATGTATTCTATTTTGATGACATACAAGACAATGAGATATATCTTCCATTAGATGATACTAACCAAGTGCTAGAAGAGGTGGGAAATACTGATTACATCTATCAACAAGTAAGTGAACTGATTGATGATGAAGTGGGAAGAGTACGGAATCAGATTCACACATAAAAACGATACGATATCATATCAATAACACTTAAGAATCACGATAAATGACACAAATAAAGACAAATAACGATTAAAATTGAATTAAAAGGCGTTTATAAATGTATATTAGTGTTTTATAAGTGTGATAAATAGACCCCTTAAAACCCTCTCTTATACCTTATAAATGGCTCTAGTGCTAGTGTTATTGACCTTATAAATGGTCGATCTTATATCTCTTTAAGTCTTATAAAGCCCTGATCTTATTGTTATCTTAGGCCGTATTATATCAGGCCTTCCCAATAATGTCAACCCCTCCCCCCAAAATACTCTGAAACCCTGAAAGTTTGCACTATTAAAGTTACTCACCTCCAATTGACCCCTATAGTGTAACCACACAATCACCACATGACTTCAGCCTTTATCACTTTCCCTTTCCTCACTAATTCTGACAGCATTCGTGAGACAATTATGTTGAGAGGTAACAGTGCTGCTAAAATCTTCTCAACTCAAGAAGCAGCAGTTAATTATTGTAAATCTATGAATCTTCCTGAGTGTTCACCAGAGGGAGTTCAATGGGATTGGGAGGAGTTAGGATTCCACGGTTAATTAAACACTACTCACACACCACTAAGTAACACTTACTCCAGCTATGAGTTCAACACAACAACTGCTACAGACCATTGACACTCTCAAAGCAAATGGCCACTACAAAGTAACAGTAACTGTGCTCCCCTCACAGATTAAGCGTAGACGCAAATCAGTGCTTTGATTCACAGTCCGCAATGACTTTAAAGTATCATTAACTCACACACTACTAAGTAACACTCTGGGCACGTTAGCGTTGCATCGGTAAGTCCCAGACAATCACACCCACTAAGTAACACTTTAATTATGACCAAATCTGTAATGATCTCCCTGCTTCGTAAGGGTAACACAGGTTCACAGATTCTTGAAATCCTTGATAGTTTGGCCAGTGGCGATAATCAACAACAAGTCGCCCAAGTCGCTTCAGAACCAACACTTATGGAATTGGAGTTCTAATAACATAAGGGCCGTATATAGAGGCCTTATATAAGGGGGCCTATATAGCACCCCCTTTATAGTACCTCACCTCGAATTGACTCCTACAGTGTAACCCCAACCCCAACACACATGGCACTCTTCAGTTTATTCAATAGAACACCAATCGCAGGGTCTTATGATACTATGGCTGCTCTAGTATTTCATGAGAGTGATACTAACAGAAAGCTTAGTTATGACCGAGCTCGTAATGTTTCAATCGGGTTTAACTTAGAGCAGTCTTTTGTTTCATCATATCCACCGCAACAAAGTGTTGATTCATGTGAATTATTAGAGTGGATTGATTGTCAAGTACATAAGAAGATTTACGGGTAATAAAGTTACTCACCTCGAATTGACCCCTATAGTATGAATACAACTCAAACAAACATGAACAACACTTTCACTGATACATTCGATTGGTTGAATGAAGGTAACGTCACAGTATTTGATTATCTAAGTATGATCAACGTTACACCACTAAGTATCACTGAAGGAGAAGGAAATAACTTCCCTGGTTATACTATCACCTTCAAATGTTTCGATGATATCATGACATTTTGTAGAGGTTATTATGGAGACCATAGTGATGAAGAAATCAAAGAGATTTATGGTTGGTAAGTAACACATAGGGAGGACAATCTCTCCTCCCTCAGATATAACACTATCGAAACAGTTAGTGTTAACAACTTGACAAATAACAGTCCTTATGTTATAATTAGTGAGGGACAGTTAGTATTACATAACGACAGTGTTTTGTGTTTTTCGATGATATCCTTATGGTCGCATAGTGGCCGCCCTTAAGAAAAAGCTGGCTTGCATAACCTACAACGACACTCGATCGGCCTTTATATATTTTGCGAATAAAAAAAAGTTTCTATATAAAAAAATCCCCCAGAGGTTCGCAGGCCGTATGAGTATATCGAAGTTGTATCACATATATTTGAAGGATGAATGTATTTTGCCTTCATTAGATCATGAGAAGTTTAAGTATAACTGGGAGTGTTTGAATATGATGGTAGGGTTTATGAAGACTGACTATGTAGCTGAGGATCTCTCATATGAGGTAGTGGAAGTACTACATGTTAGAGAGGATATCAGTAATCTGTCAGATACCTGTCAGTAGCCTGAAAGGTGAAGATAACCGAAGGTTATCTGAGGTTGACAGACACTAAATATCGAAGTATAATAAAAGTTGAACTGGAGTGACACTACAGCATGGCTAAGGGATTTACAGTCAAGGCATCAACACCAAAGAAAAAAGAAGAAGGTCATGAGTGGGACTATGATGCAATCAAGGAGAGGATGAGAGGAAAGGCAATTGTCTTTTGTCTACCTGGAAGGGGATGTAGTTATGCATTCATGAAGAATTTTGTACAGTTATGTTTTGATCTTGTACAAAACCAGATGAGTATACAGATTAGTCAGGATTACTCAAGCATGGTGAATTTCGCACGATGTAAGTGTCTCGGCGCAAATGTGTTGAGAGGGCCTGACCAAATTCCATGGGATGGAAAGTTAAAATATGATTATCAGTTATGGATTGACAGTGATATTGTGTTCAACACTGAAAAGTTTTGGCAATTATGTGATGTAGCATTAGATGCTGATGGGACGGAGAGACCTATTAGTGCAGGTTGGTATTCAACTGAAGATGGACGGACAACCTCTGTTGCACATTGGTTAGAGGAAGATGATTTCCGTAATAATGGTGGAGTGATGAATCATGAGATGGTTGATGGTATTTCGAAGCGTAAGAAGCCATTTACTGTTGACTATACTGGATTCGGATGGGTCTTAATTCAGAATGGTGTCTTTGAGAATAAGGGTATGACGTATCCATGGTTTGCTCCAAAGATGCAAGTCTTTGAAAGTGGTGCTGTTCAGGATATGTGTGGGGAGGATGTAAGTTTCTGTCTTGATGCTATTGAAGCTGGCTACGAAATTTGGTGCGACCCTCGTATTCGAGTAGGACATGAGAAGACAAGGGTTATCTAAGGTACGAATGGCAAATCAATTTAAAGTTGATCAATCAAAGGACTTTGCTTCAAAGATGACATTAATTACTGATGTAAGTAGTGAGAAGTATTTGAAGCAATACCGACAACATCTACAAAACCAAGTTCAATTAGAATCAATTTATAAGGAGCAACATTAAATTATGGCAAAGTTTCGAAAGTCTCTTATGGGACAAACGATGATTGAATCTCAACCAAAGAAAACACGACAAGGTTGTGGTGCTCATACTAAGTATGCTGCAAGTAGTCGTAATGGTAAAAGGAAACGTTATCGTGGACAAGGAAGAGGATAGATATAGTACAGAATATGAATGGGTATCAACTCATTCATATGATCTGTGGGTCTATAATAAGTTACAAGTGAGTCGGGTATTAGGATATGAGTGTGGGCCAGCTGGTCTAGCCGTACCTAGACCCGATTTTTATATTGTTCGACCATGTATTAATTTTATGGGTATGAGTCGTCATGCCCGTATTGAATATCTTGAAGGTGATACTGAGCATATACATCCAGCTGAGTTTTGGTGTGAAGTATTTGAAGGAGAACACATATCAGTTGATTATTACAAGGGACAACAAGAGTTAACTGTAAAGGGTGTGAGAGACCCTCAGGACCCTCTGTACAAGTGGAAGAAGTGGTATAAGGTAGATAGAGTGATACCATTACCCAAAGTGTTTGAAGAAGTTAGTCAGAGATATGATTGGTTAAATTGTGAGTATATTGATGGTAAGTTAATTGAGATACATTTAAGAGGTAATCCTAATTTTAATTATGGTGGTGAGTCAATTACTCCTGTATGGGAGGGAGATGATATATCTGACTACATAGAACAAAGTAACTATAAGAGATTGGGGTTTATTATAGATGGATAAGAATTTTCTAAGAGAGATTAATCACGATCAGAAGACACCAAAGAATACGAAGAAGGTTCGTGAGGATGGATTCTATGAAGCGAGTGAAGTTGACTATAAAGACTTCTGGGAGAATGAAGATACCCAGCAAACATTGATTGATTAAAAGATTGGGTTTGGTGTAATAAATAACTCATAATTGTTGTGGAAACATTACGTGCCTGTCCAAAGAGTCAGTCAAGGTTTTAAAGATATCAGTGCATCATTCAAGATTAACCCATTAAATCTTGATTTAATTGCATTGAGAAATGAGAATGCCATTGCACGATCAATTCGTAACTTGGTTTTTACATTACCTGGTGAAAAGCCATTTCAACCTAATGTTGGTTGTAATGTGACTAAGTTACTATTTGAGAATTTAGATAGACTTACAGCCAGTTCAATTGAATCGGAAATTAGGAACACAGTGAATAACTTTGAACCTAGAGTTCGTTTAACTGCTGTGATCGTCAATCCAAACTTTGATGATAATATCTTTGAAGTTACTCTTAAGTATGACATCGTAGGTATCGATCTTCCTCGACAACAATTATCATTCGCATTACAGCCCACTAGGTAAATGCCCTTAGTCAATTTTAGCAACTTAGATTTTGATCAGATAAAGACTTCCATCAAGGATTATCTCCGTGCGAATTCAAATTTCACGGACTATGACTTTGAGGGATCTAATCTATCAACTATTCTTGATACGTTAGCTTACAACACGTATATAACCTCTTATAATGCCAATATGGTATCTAATGAGGTATTCATTGATAGTGCCACCTTAAGAGAGAATGTGGTATCTCTAGCACGCAATATAGGGTATGTACCAAGGTCAAAGAAAGCTTCTATCGCAACAGTTTCTTTTACAATCAACGTTTCAAACACCACAGCTGTAGCAGTCACACTTAAGGCTGGTGCAGTCATGGTATCTAGGTCAGTTGGTGTGAATAGTACGAAGAATTTTATATTCTCAATTCCAAACGATATTACAGTTCCAGTGAACTCTTCTGGATTTGCAGACTTCTATAATATCGAGATATATGAAGGAACATATGTCACACAAACATTTACTGTTGATAGTGCTAATGTAAATCAGAAATTTGTATTACCTAACTCTGGTATTGATACTGACTTGTTATCTGTTGTCGTAAGAGATACGCAGGAATCAACTGTAACTCGAAAGTTCAAACTATTTAATAGTTTGTTTGATGTTACTGCATCGACTAGAGCATACTTTATTCAAGAGATTGGGCAAGAAAGATACGAACTATTATTTGGTGATGGTATATTTGGTGTCAAATTAGATAATAATAATGTTGTTGAAGCGAGTTATATTATTACTAATGGAGAATCTGCCAACAATATTAATAAATTTGCATTTATAGGTAATCTAAAATCTAGTTCTGGAGATACGATTAGTTCTGGTGTATCGATTGTAACTACGGAAGTATCTTCTGGTGGTGGTAAATCAATTGAATCTGTTAACTCGGTTAAAAAATATGCACCTCAAATTTATGCATCACAGAATAGAGCAGTCACCGCAGCTGACTATGAGGCATTGATTCCACAAATCTATCCTGAGGCCGAATCTGTTTCTGCGTATGGAGGTGAAGATTTGACTCCACCTTCTTATGGTAAGGTGTTTATAAGTGTCAAACCATATAATGGTGTATTATTGTCAAGTGGTATCAAACAAAATTTACAACAACGGTTGAGAAAATACTCCGTTGCGGGTATTTTGCCTGAGATTATTGATTTAAAGTATTTGTATGTTGAAGCAAAATGTAGTGTATATTATGATTCAAATCTTGCACCGACTGCATCATTCGTTCAAAATGTAGTTACAACTAATATTACTAACTATT